TACAAATCAGCTGCTCTATCAACTGAGCTCCAGTGGCGAATTTTTTATTATAAGTGGAGCGGATAACTGGATTCGAACCAGCGACCACCACGTTGGCAACGTGGAGCTCTACCACTGAGCTACATCCGCAAAGGCTGCCCCTCGCGGGCTCGAACCGCGGACAAGGTGATTAACAGTCACCTGCTCTACCAACTGAGCTAAGGGGCAATATATCTTAAATCATTTATGATCACCTTTGGAAATATACTTAATGTCTATGCTAGGAACTGCTATAATATCATCTACGCCATCAAACTTGATATTGTAATATGGGCCATCTCCTCTAGGGTTAGCATAGATGTTCTCAACAACACCCTGTGTTCCTACAGGAACCTTGTAGTTGTTATATTTTTCGTAAGGTTCTTTTAGTTCTACTCTATCACCATCGTCCATAATGTTTACAACACAACGTTCATCGTGGACACGTACAAAAAACGTATCATCAAAAACTCGTCCCGAAGGTGATTCATACTTAAATTCCCAACCTCCTGTCCACGCCTGTCCTGATGAATACTGGCCTATGGAATAGCTCCTGCCATAATTGTCGGGCCGGCCGGAATGAATATACATTACCCTTTGCTTGGGATTGAACACCCGGGTGCGATTAGAAATACCGTTCCCTCCACTCATTGTATTACCAGATGGATTGTTACCTCGACCTTTTCCTGACGGTTTTCCGGTTGTAGATGGGCCGTTATGTGGGCGACTTGATGATTTCACTTACTTCTCTTTTTTGTTTGTGGTTCTTTTTTGAGGAGAACCTTAACCTCGTAAAAATGGTGGGTGATTGCAACTTGTTATCCATTTACCTCAAGTAAGGCTTGCAGGCTGTTGCCTGAATTCGGTGCAATCTTCGGCAGCGTCCCGCCTTTTGTTAACTCTGGAAGAGACCCAAACTCCTCCCAAAAAACAATAGAGCTCCCAACTTCTCTATCAAGACATAGCCTAGAAGGTCAGTGCTTCGACCACGCTTCCGCAACGACTCCAACACTGCAACCGGCATGCCACTCGAAAGTGCCCGGTGATCTTAAATGTTGATAGATCGTCTATGTCCCCCACAATGATTTCAGCGTCCTGCATAAATATCAGAATCGGTGGTCTAGCTATCACCGTTTTCCGCCACTCGCCGCGGCAAGGCTTAGAACTTAAGGGGTCGGATTCTCACCGCCACTGAAATCAAATTGAAATGTAAAAGATCAAAAAACAAAAAAGGAAACCTAACCTTTCGGCTCCAGACGCTTGTTTTATCAAGACGAACAGTGTTTCCTTAATTGTGTTTATATTATATCAGGTTTCTTTATTGTTTTCACAGAAATGTTTAAAATAAGTGGTACACCCAATAGGATTCGAACCTATGACCCTCGGCTTAGAAGGCCGATGCTCTATCCAGCTGAGCTATGGGTGCATAATATTTTATTCTACTTATTATTTTAAAAAGACGGTCGATGCTTCTTAAGTCGTGGATCTACATCACGACCTGTCCTAAATTCAGGTCGGTCATCTCCCATACAGTAACCAAGCTCCTTCTCCATCTTGCTAGTATCCCAGCCTCTGGCCTTATGGCGCTTGATCTTCATTGTCAATCGTCGTACATGTTGATTTTGTCGTTGTGGCTTATTTCCCATTTTCTACACCTCTATTATGTTATATTGGGTTTTGCTTAATTGTACAAGTTTACCACGCCCTCGCCAATTATGCGTTAACGCATGACAGTTTGGGCAAAGAAATTGTAAATTTTCTTCTCTGTTATCTAAATTATTTCCGTTAACGTGGTGTAGTTCAATCATTATCTTTTGGCCACACCATTCTGAATTTTCGCAGTTTTCGCATATATGCTTTTTAATCCCTAGATTATATAAAGCTCTCTTCACATACCCTGTTCTATTCTTTTCACCAATTACAAATATTTCTTCTCGTGACTGAAGGGTTTTGCCACGACTCCAAGCCATTCTATCTTTTGCATCTTGAGTTCTCGAGTGATAATCATTCAATCCAAGGCAGTGTCCCTTATGGGCTGACATACTGTATACATTTATGAATTCCTTACTGCAATTTGGGCATGTCATTTTTATCTTTTTCCTTTCGGACAATGGAATAATTTCTCTTCTTACTTGAAGACCTAATTTCTGCCATTCTTTGCAAAAGCGTTTGTGACTATTCAATCCACCTGGATTTCTGAACTCTCTTTTACACCCAACACATTCAATCATTTTTTCTCCTATATGGTAGGGCGAGAGGGAGTCGAACCCTCACTGAAAGGATTTTAAGTCCTCTACCTCTGCCGTTGGGTTACCGCCCCGCATATATAAGTATATGATAAAAATGTATTCACGTAAAATATTTCAATGTGTATACCGATTCCACCATTCTGGCTTATTCACACTTGATTATCTTGTCTATCAATCCAACCAATACGTATATTATATCATATTAAAGTGGTTGCTTCACAATTTTGAAAAACTTTTATCGAGTTCTTGAACTATGCCATCTGCCTGGTACCCAATGTCTGCGATGGCCGCGGCCAGCATAATGACCTGGAACCCAAATATCATTAGCATGTGCCCGAGCTGGAACTCGAGGCGGGCCATGGGTATGAGGTTGATATGAAACACCATACGTTCGATGCAACCAATGAGGCTTAACCCATCTTCCATGAGACATATGACCTTCCACCCAAATCCATTGATTTGCCTGTGGTCTTACATGACTATTATTTCTATGATTGTGTGGTGAATGTGCAACACACGCGGTGCTTACACCCAATAACATTAACATTGTTACTATTTTCATACTAATTCCTCTTGATCGATCCAAATGACGATCATTTTATTTTTTGCGCCATTGTGCTTAATTGCATACTCTGGTACTGTTACAGCCTTCTTATTACCCCCACCAACAAAATGAATATATTCACATGCTGTATCATCTATAAGGGTATCATAATCGGTAGTAGGGTAATTAAAATTTCTATGACCCATCTTTCCTTTATAATATCTTGTTCCAGCAGATAATTTCTTTAACATTTTTAGTCCTTCGCTTTATTAATTTGGCTCTGGTTCACCACATCTAATTTCAGTAACACCGTCCAAAACTATTATGTGGAAATAATCACCCTCAGTTACTTCACATGGAAATAAAAACGAATCCACCTCCATTACAACACTTTCTTGGTGCGCTGAGGATAATTCTATTGTCACAATATTATCTTGTACACTATCGATTATTCCAAGAAATAAAATGGTGGTCAAAAATAATGTATTAATGCTTGATGTTTTCATATTTTTTCTTAATAACCTTGTGCAATCCAGGGTTAATATCTAATGCTAGTGGCATTAATTTATGCCTAATGTAATTTCTTCTAAAACGAAAATCTTTATTGCTTGGATCGTCAATATAAGGAACTTCCTTTCGAACGCACCATTGCTTTAAAGCAGTTTTGCGTGTAGAAATAAAAGGACGCATATAATTTTCACGAGAGTGTGGAATTAAAAACGGGTTTCCATTTAACGACGTAAAAATCCAATTTTCTACAGCGTCATCTAAATGATGAGCCATAATAACCTTAAGCGTCTTATTTCTACTAGCGCTATCAAAAAATGCATATCGCTTTTCTCGCCACCACGCTTCTTTTGAAACACCTCTTGGCATTTCTTCTTGTAGACTATCTACAATAAGCGGAATACCTTTATCAAGGCAATACTTGCGAACTAAAGACTCAGCTAAATCCGCAAATGGAGTGCCATGATTGTAGTGAATCGCGATTACATCTCTAGAATTTGATAAAAAATCAAGAACAGCCATTGAATCAAGACCACCAGACACTGCTACACAACAAGTTTTTGGAATATCACCAATAATCTTAAGCATGTAAATGTCCACTCACATTATTGCCCTAAGCTAGTACTAACTTCTACTATCACGTGACCTACGCTCACGCTTTCTTGGTACTGTTGGTGAACCATACTTCAGATAATTCACCTTGTTAGCCTCACCAACAGCAAACCACATAGCTTGATTACAATAATTACATACTGAATATGGTCTTTTATTTTCTGGATGGTGAATTACAACGCTTACTTCATTTCGTCCGCAGCGGCGACAATTTCCAACTCTAATATAATCCTTTTCAGGGTTAATTCGTGGTTGCCGGGTTACATTCTTAGTTGCCATTTATCGATCCTGTCATTTGGGTAAATTGCTTTTCAATTTCTTTATAGTCAAAAAGTACCTGTTCTTTTATTTCGTCAGGTAGTGTCGAATCAAGAAGACCATTATTCACATCAACACTCCATTCCATTAGTTCCATTATTGCAACACTCTGTAAAAGTGAATTAATAAGCCTTGTGGCAAATAAATTAGAATTTATAAACAAATTTTTCTTATGCATCTAAATGTCTCCAATACTTGTATTATATCTCAAATAATCCATAAGTTCACTTTTTATCATTAGTAAATACCAAATCATTCATTGTTGTATCTTCTCTATATTATAAGCTTCAAAAAATTGTAATTTATGCTTACCATTTTTTAAAATCAAATAACCATTAACGTTGAATTGCTTAATTATAATACCATAACCAGCATCAGAGCATACTGTACCGCATGCGTAGTATTCATACCATTTTATAAACTCACCGCTATTATACATCTCAAAAAATTGGTGCGCCAGACTCAATTTTGTCAAGAATCTGCATCATTAAACGCTCAATAGAATTAACACGATCTCTTAAATCAGATGTTTGTTCAAATAATTCTTCAAGTGTCTTAGCATTTGTAACATCAGAAGTACTGATATCTTCAGGCTTAATATTAAATTTGTCTTTCATTTAATAACCACATTTATAGGTTCAAGTATATTTTAACAATGTTTTGGAAATGTTCAATATTTCTCTTTATGCTTTATCTTTCTAGTATACTTCTTTTTTGATTTATGCAAACCAGCACCGGTTTTAAAGTGCACAGCCACTGCAATCCAATTTCTTGTCTTTACTTTCTTTTTATTAGCCATATTAAAATCCAAATAATGAAGTAAGTATAAACATGGCACTCAAACAAAAATTAAACACAATTAACGTTGAGATAATCTCTAAAATAAGAGCAAGCCCACCAAAAATAAGCAACCACTTAAACGTTATGACGTCAAACATCCATAAAATAAGCAACAAAAATGGCATACCTGCATCTCCTACTCTATAGATATATTATATCATACGTTGTAGCCTCTTTCACATTATTTTCAAATTATTTGTAATGATGCAATAGCAATGTTTGATTCTATAGAACCATCTGGCCATAAAATTTTTGCCATAAGTGGAGACCATATAGCCGTTTGCCCTATTGTGTCTCGTAACTCAACAATTATTCCAATTTCACCGGGGTGAGTCACTGAAGTGCAGTCTGTTGCTGGCCCTGCTTCAATTTGAGTAACAAGCGAACCAACAGCGATCTTAACAATAGATTCAGACATATTTCTAATTATACGTCTTGCTTTTTCTCCAATATATCGTATAATTTTCCAGGTGAAAGATTAGGTGTGCTATATATACACATATCATCCCACATAATAACCCTTGAATTAACTAATGCATGAGCAATCCATTCTGAACAGTACCATTTATAACGATGTTTTATAAGAAATGGGCTAAAATTTGATATAATCATGCCAAACCAGTCATACTTCATCCCTTTTGTTTTGTTAATAAACTTGGTTAATTGTTCTATTTGATATACTTTAACTGGTTCACGAAAACTTAAATTAAACGTTAATGTGTCCCAGTCGTCCTCATTAATTTCATGCTCTATCTTCCGACATGCTACACGTGAAGATAAAAATGGGCTAATACTAATCCATGTTTCATTATCAGGCATAATCAGTTCTGCATGGCTGTACTTACTTTTTGTCCACCACCTAACTATTTTATGTAGCAAGCCACCTGAACCTTTGTAAAATACAACTTTTATTACAGGCACTTATTTGACTCCAACGTAATTAATGAGCTATAGTCCACTGAATGGTGTGTGTTGCCAGTTAATATTGTAGCCTTTAATGATAACGGTGGATCATCAATTATTTCAACTAAAATACCCACAAGCTTCTTTTCTTTTGTGTATCTTGAATTAGAATAAGATAATACTAGATCACCAAGTACTGGTAATTGTATTGTATTATAAGGTAATTTTATAAAATCACTGGAAATTTTACGACAATTTTCAATTGGGCGTTTAAATACACGAGAGGTTTTTTGACATGATAAAAACATTTCATATTTACCAATTGCAATAACTATTGCAATGAGGCAACTTGGTACTGACTTTTTGCCATTGTCATAAATTGATGTACCAATAACAAATACAAAATCACCGACAGAAATTGCTGACTCTTCTAAAAGATCTCCCATATAAATACATATTGGAGATATTTAAAACCTAGTAAATTAAAATGGGTTGGTTTTACAGTACAAAATAATTTCCATTACAGCATCAAATGAGCTATCATCTAAATCTTTATACGATGAACCCATAACCGACTTGATTACCTTTGGAATATGTGCATATGGATTTCTACCTTTAGGATGCTTCCAGTGTTCAGGTAGTGATCCAGTTAATGCATTAGCGGCTTCAAGAATATGCTCGTGAATTATTTTCTTGTTAGTATCGTTCACTCATAATCCGCAAATGATCATGATGCTTAAAACATCTTGGCTCATAAAGTTCATCGCCACCAACTTCAATTTCATTTCCAGTATATACTTTTTTATATGTATAAAACGCGTCTCTATTACATTTTGTACAAACAGCCGGACACTTCTCAATTCTTGTTGCCCATCTATACATTTTTTCCATTTCATCAAATGGTTGTAATGTTGCCGACATATCTAATGAAGACACTAGAATTGTTTTTCCTTGATGATAACATTTTATTAATGATGAAGAAATATCTGGTATCATAAATGCTTCATCAACAGCAATCACACTATGTTCCTCATTAATATACGGCAAAATATCTTTACCATGTTTTACACAAATTGCCTGAACTTTTGCGCCTAAATGAGTGGTAATATAATTTTTATTATATCTAATATCCATATCAGGCTTAAACGCAATAAACTTTTTCTTTTGATACACCAACCTATCAAGTCTTGTTAATAGTCTTGACGTCTTACTACCAAACATTGGACCACAATAAACAGTGAATTCAGGATTTTTCATTGTTTAAAATATGCCCAGTACTTACATGCATCAATTTGACTTGGTACATACTTTATAAATGTAGCAAAATCATTATTTGTCAAACATGCTCTAAGATCTTCACCACGAACGTCGGGTGCACCTGAGCCGCGGATAAATGATGAAGGGTTTTGTTCTGCAGCAAATGCTACCAATTTATTTTCCCATAACGGATTCATATACTTAAGTCTATTTTCAATTGAGTAGTTGCTTTTAGTATCTATGATGTCTGAATAAATTGTGAATGTATTACAGGTTTCATTTGTTTCGCATGCTAATCCAATTGCTTCATAAACCTTTCTAATTGGCGAACCACCAAACACAACTTCAACATTTTCTGGTAGAATCTTTAAAATCTCATTATTCCACACTTCTTTCATTATGCTCCCCAGAATAGGGTACTCATCTTTTCGTGTTCTGTCTGAAATAGAAGCATATACTAATACCGAATCATTTTCTAGAGAGGCGCGCTCAATAAGATAATGATGTCCAATGTGATATGGCTTTGCAGAAATTGGAATAAGGCCAATTTTCATACTTCCTCCTGTATATACTTATTTATAGGTTGATTATAACTACTATTGTCTATAAGTTCAAATTTATTTGCTTAAAATATGTGTCCCACTTTCTATTTGGCCAAGAGGAGTTTGGGTAATAAATTCTGCCCTTGCTTGAAATTCTGTAATATTTCTACAACCACTATATGATAAACCACTTCTAATTCCACGCAATAAATCACCAATCTTATTCTCCAACGAACCTTGACACTTTACAAATGACGTAACACCCTCAACTGAGGCATAATGACCACGCCAATTTAATTGAGCATCTTTACTAGCCATTCCTCTGTATGTCTTAATATTTTCACCACCCACATTTTTAACAACCCCGGGGGCTTCATCTGTTCCAGCAAGTAGAGAGCCGAGCATTACGGCATCTGCACCGGCAGCGATACATTTAACGATATCACCACTATTTCTAATTCCACCGTCTGCGATTAATATTGCGCCGCGATCTGATCGGGTACAATCAAAAACAGATTGAAGTGTTGGAACACCATGACCGGTTTGAATTCTGGTACTGCATATACTTCCTCCCCCAACACCAACGCGGATTGAGGACGCCCCCCAATCAGCCAAATCATTAAACGCTTTTAATGTGGCAACATTTCCAGCCATAATATGAACATCATAACCAAAAGTGTTTCTGAGTGTTGCAAGTGTATGTCTCATAAGGGCATGGTGGCCGTGGGCAATATCAATACAAATAACGTTAGCGCCTGACTTTATAAGAGCATTGGCTCTTTTAATTGCATCATCACCAACACCAATTGCGGCGCCAATATTTTGGGCACCTGAACTCTTTGCCCGCGATACAATTTGTGTTTGTTCATTAATTGAATTGTATCGATGAATAATTCCTAAGCCGCCGAGCGAACTTAAGTTGCAAACCATATCAGTTTCAGTTACTGTGTCCATAGGGCTTGAAATTATTGGAATTTTAAGTGTATTGTTTTTATCAAATTGAACGCTAAGACTGATTTCTTTTCTTGAAGAAATATCAGAATATTTTGGTTTAATTAAAACATCGTCAAAGCAATATGCCTTTGAGATTTTCATGTATCTTCCATTAGTAAAAATAAGGTAGGCTTGATAATGGATAGAGCAACATGAAATAACCGTTATCGCCTACATTATTATAATAGCCATAATTTTGCAAAAGTTCATCTTCACAATTAAACGTTTGACAAATTTCTAAAAGTTGGCGCTTAAGATCTTGAATTTCTGCAATGAGTAATTCTTCACGATATTTTTGTAGATCAATTAATTCGCCCATTTCAATCAAGTGGTCTATTTTGATGCTATATAAATTTCAACGTCACAAGACGAAGAGTTGGACTTTGCTTTTATATCGGTAAAGCTTTGAAACGTGTCAAAAGTTGTTCCAACACCAGAACCTGAATATGCATCATTTGTTACAATAAATGATCTTAATGGATCAAGCTTAAACACTGATTTATTTTTAACCGATCCAGCAGATGAACTCATAAACGTAAGTCTTACATAATTTTCATTGTCTAGATTTGTAATTCGAGCATATTTCAAACTACCACTAGCAAATGTTCCTGCTCCAGCTGAAGAAGATAATGCAAGTACAGATACTTGATGTGTTGGAACAGTCAATATTCGTTTTGAGACCTCACCAATACCTGAAATGGTGAATTTTGTCTTGTTGCTATAATCGCCTGTTGGACCAATATCAATTGTTTCATTAATTGATATCGTCAGTGTTTTTTTAGTTATCGATGATGACATTGGAACCTCACTATATTATTAAATAAATATTACAGCTCAATCAAATAAATGGCAAGGTTTAACCTCAAAGATCTGAGGTTCTATTTTAAATCTCTCCTGCATCCACTTATTCTCAGTTTCTGCGTCCTCTTCGCTATTAAATCCACACCACCACATCTTAACATCCGGATCCCACTTATATGATCTAGACTTTAATTCGTCATTATGTCCATAAGGAATCTTTACCGCAAAAACCCTGTACTCTGATTTTGCAGCCACTGAAAATAATTCGGAGGCTCTATTAGATATAGCAAGCAAATATATTAACGCATTAATATCAGCTGTTGCATCATGAGCAGCATAATAAAAACCATGAAATACAGCTAGTGTTTCCAATGATCTACCAGCAGTACACGTTTGCCGCCAATCTATTTGTGACATTGAGCATGCCCAAATAGTATCAGGTATAACAATGTCAGCATCAATCATATGTTTCTTTACAAAATGTCTATCAAATCTAACATTGTGTGCAATAACAAAATCAACTTTCGCCATAATCTTTGCAAGCCATTCCCAATCAACACTCTGCTCTTTTACTTGTGTATTTGAGACACCTGTTAAAGCAGTAATTTCACTAGAAATTTCAAAACCCGGATCGTTATAAAACGTCCGGCTTCCAGCCAATCTAGTAATTTTACCAGTCGTTTTGTCAAACAGCACTGGCCTACATGCTAATTGTATGATTTTATCGTTGTCGTATGACAAACCTGTAGTTTCAACATCAATAAATAATGTAAATACATCGTTTGATGTTGATTCTACTATAACATCATTTAATTTTTCATTCGTAAATTGAGAAATGGTTATATCACCACTTCTATTATTATCTATAAGTAACAAATTTCCTACCTCACAATTTTATTATAATTGGTTAGTAGCCATTTTTCTAATTTTTCTGAATATTTTTTGTATTCTTTTGGTGGTAACTGCCCTACATATAGTGCAATTGTTGCGCTTTGAGTTTTGCACGCTGGCAGCGTACTCCAAGCACCTGTCAAATAATCAACAAGATCTTCATTCCAATCAAGTAATTCCTCAAGTGATGTTTTTAAAGATAGTGATGAATAGACAGCGTCAAATTCACTCATTTGCTAACCGCAAATCACTAATAGGGTATTTTTCAACTTTACCATCTTCAAATTTTACCAGTATGTCAACGATATTTGAAAATGTACCGCCTTCAAGCATTGTATTGTTTCCGCGGATTTCGGTGCCGACAATTTCACCAATCCGACCCATTCTATACCAATACTCTACTTTATCACCAATATTAAACATTATTTACTCATCTTCGCACGACCAAACTGCGTATGTAATTTCGATTATGCTGCCTTCAGCTGGAATAACTGTAAATTGTACAGAATTCGTAGCTTCATCATAATACCAACCGGTTGATGGGACACCATCAACTTCAATTTCAATAGTACCATCAATTGCATGTTCTGTTAAGGAAAATGTTGTTTGAGCAATAGATTCACGAGCTAAGGTATCCATAGCAGTACCCCAATTTGAATCACATATTGACATAAACGAACCACCCAGCAAACCAACTAAATCATAATATCCATCGCCAAATTGCGCGCCGCCATTACTAGTGCATCCAGCTGGATAGTCACCTGCAACAGCATGCGCTACAATTTTATTGACAGCAGTTTTAAGTGAATAAAACCATGACGCATAATCAGACTCAGTCATTGTGCTATTTCTACTAGAATGATCAGGTTCGTCTGATATATAAATCAAAACAAGTTTTGCGTCATCACGTAGAAATCCGGCACCAATTGATGCTGGATATCCTGATGTTGTGGACAAATAAGAATAATACAGACCTGATTCTAATGGACTTCCACTGGTTCCAATCGTATCAATTATACTATCAGCAAGACCAACAGGATCACTATCTGCTGGCGTAATAACAGAGCCAACAAATTGTTCAGAATCAGTTGTAATAAATGCAATTCTATAATCAACACCTGATGATGAAAATACCGCCATGAAGGAAGCGAAATTATTTTTAAAATTTGTTTGATTTGATCCCATTGAGCCAGAATTATCAACAACAAACAATATATCAACATCAGTTGTTTCATTCTGTTCGAATGTATCAGTTACCCACGTTTCATAGTCACCATCGCCATCATGATCAGCATATGCTATTGGTGTCATTGGATCATTTGAATGTATTTCTAAATACCCAAGATCGTCAAAAGCATCAGTTGGTAAATAAGCTATTTCAAGTGTTATTGTAGTAGCGGGGGGGACTACTATTGGAACCATACCATAAAATGGCTCATAATCATACAAACTAAAATCTGCTGGTAGGCTTGCAAAATGATTTAATGAATCAATTACAAGATCTATATTTCCAGTATTGCTTATATTTATTGGAATTGAAGTACCACAACCAACGTATATATCAAAAAACGAATAATAATCTGGTTCTACATAAATAACTGGAGCATCGCCAGTACCAGAAACATCTACATCAACAGTCGGTTCATCAGAATCATTTGAATATATACGTATTTTGTCAATATTTGTTGAATATGTAAATGGTTCATATTCAACTGGAACTATTATGCTATTACCAGGGTTAACATCTATACTATGACTTATTGTTCCAGAAAACGTAGTATCTCCGACGACCAATTCAATTGACGAAATGTGAAGCACCGCGGTGCCAAGATTGCTTATTGTAATATCTGCTACAGCTTTATCAACGCCTGCAAAAACTGGACCATAATCAATTACTGTTGGTGTTACAGAAATTTCAGGTGCTGGATCATCAGGAATAGTACGTAGTTTATAATCGGAACATGATAAAGATATGAGACATATTAGAAACATAAAAATAACACTTAGCGCTTTATTTTGTAGTATCACATTCTTAAATATCTACAAAAAAATGTTTTAATGACTCAATAAATAAGCTAATTTATCTTTTTTCTTTTGTTTTTTTATTTTTGCTTCAAGTTTCAAGGCTTTACTTTTAGTATCTACATATGTTATAGCCTTTAATACTACAGGCCCGCGGCCGCGGGTATACTTTGCACCTTTGCCTGAATTATGTTGCCTTAATCGTCTTGTAATGTTTGTTGTAATACCACAATAATAAGAACGATCAATACACTCTACAATATAAACACTCCACACGTGATTAAATTTCTTGAGAACTTATTATCTTTAGTGGTGTCGTAATATATTCGTTCCACAATGACGTTTCTGCGTCTTCGCCACAAGCATCAATATCATAGCACAAATTGTTGCCGGTGCCAGGATGACCAAGTCGATAAAGATTACAAGCTCGGCGGCCATTATTTATTGCATATGATTTAATATCACTCTTAAAACCAGCCCTAACACTTCCAAGAAGGGTCAATAGCGTTGTAGACTGCTTTCTAAAAAACGGTCTACGAATTACAGTAAAGCATGATATGTCAAATTCTTGTTTATTCTTTATGGCGGCTGTAATGTTTTTTGCACCATCAGGTGTCGTATAGTGGTATAAAACTTTAGGATTATAAAGTTTACCATATGCTTGTATAGTAAATTCATCGTCAATCATAACATATGGTTCAATATCATCGCGTGTATAAAAAAATGCTATTTTTAATTTTGACAAATTATTAAAGTATGATTCAAATTCATTATGAATTGACCAAACACGATAATTAACGAAATCTTCAATAAAATTAAAGAAATTTTTCATGTTAACATTTTCAAAACGATCAACATCATGAAAAAGATAACCAAATGTTTTGTTTATAATATTTTTAAATTTTTCAAAATCATCAATGCTACAACTTAACATGTCGATGCACCGAAATTTACCAGATCGAGTGTCGTAACCAGCCTTTTGAAATTTCAATATTTGCCTGGCAATATTTTGCCATTCTGCAATTGTTCGAAAATCAGAGCTGTCTTTAATATAACCTAAAACTTTATGACTCATAGTAATCTCTTGTATAGTTAAATATAGTCAACGGAGTGAATATGAAACTAAACAATTTAATAATATCTATATTTAGTACTTTTTTATTATTTTTATCACCGGCTGCCGCATCAGACGATGCGGCTTCTCAAATTATTGATAGTAACAATGTACATTATAGTCGACATTATGAAAGAAGCCGAGAAGCAACAGTTAAAATAACAACACCATCGGGAGGGCATGGTACAGGAACCTATGTACGACATAATGGTATTCATGGAATACTTACTGCGGCTCATGTTGTGACACAAGGGCAAGTTTTTTTAATCGAGGGTGGTGGACAACAAAACATTGGTGCTTTATTATGGAAAGACGACGATGCCGATATTGCGTTTTTAATTACAGGAGAAATAGCAGGTCTTAATTCTTTACGTATGGATGCTTATCCACAAATTGAAGCTGGAAACACCGTTATTTATAGTGGCTATCCAAGCTCTCACGAAATGTTAACATTTGCATGTACAATAGCTAATCCAAATTATAATGGTCAACTAGCAATTCAAGGATATGCATGGTTCGGTGCTTCAGGATCTGGCTTTATAAATTCCCGCGGAAGGGTAATAGGTGTATTGAGTGCTGTGAGTGTAGAAAGCTTTTATGGGCACCCTCAAGTTTTAGAAACACTAGTATATGGTGCACCATTAACAGAACAACACATTGAACAAATTGATGCTGTTATTACTGAATTAAAAGAAAATCGCTAATTTATTCTTTTAAAGCAGATCTCAAATATTTGAAATCCGAAAAGCCATAGGTGACTAGATATAAATTGAATTTTTTTGTTCTTATAACCTGATTCAAGTGAAAACGAAAACCACTGAAATTGACCGTTACTAATTTTGTTTGCTGGGCCGTCGAATGTTGTATTATAATTTTTTATCATATTAGCTTATCTCAAAAATTCTTTTATTTCTTGTGCTACATTGTTGATGCTTTTCTCATAACCTGCCGGTGAAGCATCAATATAAAAAAAGTTTTTTCCAAACAAATCTTTATATAATTCTTTATTTGCGGTGACACCTGAATGAGATCTTTCAACAGCACTGTCGGTCAATCTTCTGCCACCCCTTTTACCTCTATCAATATTCCTGGCAATTGATGTTTCCAAATCAATATCGATATAAATCATTGCCGTTTTATACCCAATGTTGCGTAACTTTTTTATTTGAGAATTAATTTCGTTAAAGTTACCACCTGTACCATCAACCAAAAAATCTTTATTTTCTACCGCTAATTGCTTTTTTCTTTTACTTGCCCCTGATCTTGCTGCACTAAACGCCTTTGCATCAGCAGAAAGAGGTGCTTTCAAACGCAAATATTCAGGTTCTAATCTATTAATGGTTTCTTGATCATCTATTGCGATGGCGGCCAAGTATTCATCTTTTATTGGCTTGTATTTATCTAATATATCTGTCTTGTCAAATGGAAGATTGTCCCTTCTTTTTGCTTCTTCATATGCATCATCAGGATTTACTATCTCAAATTTATTGGCTAATCCTAAACGTTGAATTACTGTAGACTTTCCAGATCCAGGAGCCCCTGCAAGGAAAATAACTTTTGGGGCAGAAGCAGATTCTAATAACAAATTTCTAATATATTCTCTAAGAATTGATTTTTCAGACAAGTGTTTCATTCCTTATTTCTTCTTTGCTGCTTTTTCTTTTCTATATTTTTTCTCACGCTTTCTAAAATATCTTTTTTGAGCAAACTTAGATCCTTCAGCAGCTTTTTCTGAATCATATTCGCCATTTTCAATTTCGTCTATTACGGCAGCGACAACACTCATCATCATTATTACGTCTGCATCAGCACTGTGCCAATTATCAATGGATACACCAGCAGCTTTTGCAAGAGTTCCCAGTCTAGACGAATATTTGTATAAACCCCTTCGACCTGTATCTAGCTTAGAAGCCATATCAGCCGTTCTTCCATCTGGTGTAGCAGCTTTTATTACCGGTTGAAGGAATAGTTGCACTAGTGTTAAGGTATCTAAAACCTCGGCTTTTGGTATTGGCTTCTCACCATACTTTCTTAACCTACCATTTAACATCCTCATGTCAAATGGAGCATTATGAGCAGCATATACTTTATTGGGAATTGAATCACACCATTCGCTATATGTAACTAAAAGATTATGCTCATCCATATAATCTTTAGAATGACTACCATAGTTTGTCATACTCAGTAATTCACGCTCTGATTTTGCTGATGGCTTGTAGTTTGGATCGTCAGCAAGTTTCTGAATTCTCTCAGCATCGTGGGCATTCGCTCTATCAACAGTTTCAGGTGTAAGGTTTGCTTTTTCATGAAATGATTGTGTTATAACAAATTTATCTTGCCACCCTGTCAATGGTACAACCATCGCTGCTACTTCTGTAATTTGCGATTTCTTAGGGCCTAACCCAGTTGTTTCGGTGTCGAAAAATATAATGTTCTTACCTTCTAATCGCTTTAAATCAACAAGAATATCTGCAGGTGTCATACCTAACCATTTAGATGATTCAGTCAAAACAGTACGGACATATGTTCTTAATAAATTACTCATTTATCTTAATCCTATAAGGTAAAAGGTACATTTCTTCATTTTATTAATAACCTCTAACCTGCATTTCTATATCATCCATATCGTCTAAGCCACCATATGAAATTTCCTCAAACCCTAGTGTATCAGAATTTGGGATTGATACAACCCAACCATCATCATCATATGATCGCTCAACACTCCATTGGGCACCGTCCGGAATTCCTTGTCTCATTGCAAATTCATCATCAATGAGTATAACTTCTTCTCCAGTAATCGGATCTAAGTCTATAGGTAAATTATGTTGATTTGCCCATTGTTGAAGTGTTGGAGTTGAAACTTCTCTAATAATTTTTCTAAGTTGTTTTCTTGTAATTTTTATATTTTCCGTCTGAACTTCTTTTGGTTTGTTTATTCGCATAAAGCGACTGGCTGCATCTCCAAGGGAAGAAATAATTAATTCTACTCCGCCGGCTACTTTTACAGCTGCATCCCACCACGGCTTTACACCTGATGATACGGAAGCCAACACTCCCATAATTTTCTTAAAGGCGTTGCCGCCTATAGCCGCAAGCTTTTCTTTTGCAGTTTCTTTTATCCATTCTTTAGCAGCATCGATACCACCTGCTACGTTTGATGCAATTTCCGATGTCTCAGTGAATTTACCACCCACCTTCTCTTTTAATTCGTCTATCCATTTGCCTACCTTATTCCAAAGCCACTTCAATCCAATCGCAATCCCCGAGACTGTAATAACACCCTTCCATCCATCGAGGTTCTCTAGTTTGCCTTTTAAAGAATTTATAAAGTCAAGACCCTTTTGAGCATATTCACCGAACGTGGGCATCTTCCATTCTGGTAATTTTGTTGCTAGAAACTTGAGTGCTTTCTCAATGCTTTCCAACATAGAGCCGATTCCTAATCGAACTACAGACTTAACCCATGATCCAATTTCACTTGCGCCACCTTTCATGGTTAACCACATTGCACTTAAAATATTCCATGCATCCTTACCAAATTTTTTGATGCCCTCTTCTGCACTCATAAGGGCTTCTTTACCAGCTTCAATACCTTTCTTAACTACCTCTTTTCCTTTCTGAACCGCAGTAGATAAAAGACCTTTTCCCCAATCAAGAATGGGTCCTTCATGCAATTTCTCCAATAGAGCTTCTGCCGAATGTGTTTTTAATAATTCTCCATAAGCACCCTCAAAAAGATACCAATCGTCTCCCCACCAGTTTTCGTAGAGTGTCTGCTCATGAATAATGCGCTTTTCAAACGATGGTGAATATGGATAAGATTCCTGAAGAGGAATAGAAAGACCTAATGTTCCAGTAATATATGATCTTTCAAAAAGCCGTGAATCTCCTCGAAAAGATAGGTGATTTCTAGAAAGATCTAAATTACTAAAAGAATTGTGGTATAATTCTTCCTTAATAATTCTTCTTAGTTGTCTTCTTGTAATTTTCATTTCAGTAATTCTTTTAAAACCGTTATCGTTTTTGTACTATTTCCAGGTGTATGAAGAATTCCAATTCCACCAGCAGCGTTCCACGAATCAATAGTTGATGCTTTATCATCTATAAGTATATTTGGCGTACCATTAGTGTTGGCGTATTCTGGCTTTTGGCGAGCTGGAGTAATAATAATATTGTTTGGTTGTGGTTTTAACCAGTGCTCTACCCAGCTTGTTTTTCCCTCGGCAGCGGACATTGGTGCGCTTTTGTTTCCATTGATTGGAGCAGATAAAATATTCACTGTTAAATCTGTAGAATTTAAAGCCGGCCAAAGTTGATCTACACCATCTTGAAGTGGTTTCATTGAAGCAAATATTGCACCGGGATTTGCGGCGATGCTAATAAACATAAATGATCGTATTACCGGAAGATTTAAGTCGGATCCAGTCTGTAGCCTCCAATCTTTTCCCATTTCTTTATGTATTAAATTAAGACGGTAAAAATGCCCTTTGCTTCTTTTAACATTTGGAATACTACCACCATCTAGTAAGTGATTTATAAAAGTAACAACTGATGTTTCAAAATCTACTAATACTCCATCCATGTCACAAAATATCTGTGAATTAGGCTGCACCGGTAATGAAGTTTCTAATACTTCTCTTATGTATTGTCGTAAGTATTTCATTTTCGATCCCCCAATCTCTCAGACCACTTATCATATATTCTTTGAACGACGGGAATCATCTCCTGTTTTGTATACCCTTTGTCGAGAGCATTCATCATCACAGTTTCAACGTCATGTTGCAAAAGCTTCTCAGGATCTTGTTCAGTCCTCCGAGCTCTTCCCATCATACCGGCGATGTGACCTCTTGTTTCGGCTTCGGAAGCATAGTACTTTTCTATGTTTTCCAAACTCTCCCATTTCGCCTCACCTTCCGGAATATCGGCAGCCAACATTTCGGATGTATCACAACTGTGCTGGATTTCGTGAGATAAACTATCGGCTAGCTCCGCACTGAGCCAATCTTGGAAACCCTCAACCTGGGGATAGTTTCTAGGAATATTGATACTCAACACAAGGTTCGACTTATTCCTCTCCTCTGGGGCACAAACATATGCAGCTTCGACGTCCGCGGACTCTGAATCGTTCACCAGGATACCTAAATGTACTTCGTTTATATTATTATATTCATCAAACAGAGATGTATTCATGATCATCGTCGATTCTATACCTTCATCCTGAGACTGAAGATAGTCATATGTGCTCTTTTGAAAAAGCATCGTAAAAATCTCATTTTCTAGATCGTCAACGTATTGAGTCATATCTGGCTCTTCAGGTTGACTTTCCAACACCTCTTTTATGTAACCCCGAAGAGATGACTCATTCATATAGCTCTTGATCATATCTATTATCTCATAATCTTTTTTTCTAAGGACATCAATAGTCTCAAACGCGGTAAGAGCTTCGTCACGCTCATTGGGCTTCATCATGCGGATGGCGTTTTTTAGATGCTTAGTAGATCTTAGTCCAGATATATGACTCTGTGTGGTTTTGTTCATACTTGCTTTTTCCCATTCGTCATCACTCATCCAGCCTGGTCGGCTTCCGGCAGATCTTCTTAATGGTTCAGCTCCAAGAGATTCAATCTTCTCCCAAAGCTCTTTTTCCGGCATGCTCTTTCCAAGAAACTCTATTTCATCTCCAGCTTCTTGCCATACATCGGCAGAAATCAACACTTCAGAGCCATGATCATATCTGTGGACTCCGCCTGCTTTTGCAATTACCCACTCTGGAATTTTGTAGGCATAAACATCACCACTAATTCCATGATACTGGGCTATGTCAATTGGGTTGGGTGAGAAAAATACTCCAGATTCCACACCTTGATCGAGCCAGTACCGGCGCCAGGACTGTGCATAAGGGCGAGACATTGGCATAGGCTTTGCAGGGCGTGGACCAATGTGATAAAGAACACGTTTCTTTTTTTGATCACGAACTTGTTTTTCACTTAACAACCTTATGTATTCACGAAGTAAGCTCATTTCATAATCCTATAAAGATAACATCACCAGATGATGTGTAGTTTTTAGTTATAGATTTCCAAACCCGCTTTGCCGCTTCTGATGTGCCTGAACCTATTGTGCAGTGATGTGCTCCGATAAAGACACCACCGCTTCTTTTTGCATACTCACTGGCTTTGTCTATGAATGCTTTATAGATTTCTTTACCATGACCTTTGCCACGATTATCTTCATCGTGGATCCATGCATTTGCTACATCGTAGAACGGTGGCCGGAATGTTGCTGGTTTTTTCTGCATCCTGAACCCATTCGGAGAATCCGGATCTTCAACCATGTCCTTCGTCGTGTTGGTGGTTTCGTATTTTTCTTTAGCAACCAGGTACTCAGGTGTTTGCATGATTTTATCGACGTCAGCTTGACAGTCTTGGAACCTAAGATGTCGGGCACCTTGGGCATATCCAATTCTTCCCAGTTCAACTCGGAAATAATTCTCATCCCCCTTGTGGTTAAGGGTGGGAGCCTCAGCTAGCAGCTCTCTTATGTATTCGCGTAGGAGGTTCATTGTTGTTGAACCTCTAAAACGCCTATAACTGATGGTTCGGTGACTAAATAATGGCTTCCCTTATGGCTACCCGGTGGTGGGTGCTTTAAAACTTC